CCGGTTACTGGGACTAGCATTATTATTTACAATGCACCTAAGTGCCGTTCTTGTCGTATGCTAACGATTTGAACTATACATTCTCGCTTATTTCAACGATGGGAGTACTAATCCACATATATAGAGAATAATCTTCTCCTCCGGCTGCGATATAACGTACATATGATGCACGTGTTGGATCATGATTTTCCATAGTCATGGAAAACCCCGGACCTTTTCCATACGTAGTGTCTAAATTGGTAATGCGACAATTCCTAAAACGCATATTTGAATACCAAGGCACTACAGCTTCTGCTACTTGTCTATTTAGGAAAGCCGTAGTAGATCCTTCCCAACCCACATTGGTATCCTCAAAAAGAGCATTGAATTCTTCACCAACATCTTCGATGCCCCCCGCCAACCTGGATATTGTTACACCAACATCTATCGGATTACCAGGTATAATTTTTGCTCTAGTAGAACCCTTCCATCCGAGGTAAGGTGTCATACACCAAGCCCATAGTGATACATCCGAAGGTTTAACTTGACCACGTGCATAGTTACGTGGATTAGCAAACCGGATATAGGTAGCTTTTGTGATTGGGCTGGTCCTCAGTGTTTCAATCAGAGTATAACGTTTCATAACTTGTCTAAATGACGATGGTACTTCACCGAAAAATACATCTGAAATTTGTGGTAAATTTTCCACAGTACCAGCAACACTTTCAACAATTGCTGTGCGTTCTGGTTGAATTGCTTCTTCTCCACTTTCTGGTTGTGTAATTTCTGCTTCAAAGTTCATTGAATACAGCTTAATTGTGCCTGTAGTTGTATTCGTGACCTGGAAAATTGATTGTGTTACACGTACGGTGGAACCACGTCCAGGAAATGACCGTGACCTATTAGTAGAAACTTCACCTCCGAAATCTATATCACCATTATTTTCTACCATTATGAGTGCGTCACGGAATGTGTCTCCTGGATTAGCATAATCAAAAGAACCTCCTGTTGGAATTTCATAATAATCGCCATAGCCATCACTATTAATTGATATACCCGGTGATAAATTTCTAAATGCTGAATCTCCAGGAAAACTTAACCCTGCTGCCACGTTTCTATCTGCAATAGCAGAATCCAAGATTAATGGTGTACCTCCAGCATAAGCTAAAGGAATTTGAACTTGACCATTAACATCCGTAACTACAGGTTGAATAATTTGATAAGAATATTTTCCTGGTTCAAATTCGTTCCATGAACGGGGAGTACCAGCGAAAAACAAATCAGGTATACCCCCAGCTGGACCATCTGTTCTAAATGTCATATCTATAGACATGGTTTCTTCTTTCTGCAAATCATTAAGATTCATTGTATGTGCACCCACATAATTTTGGCTAGTGAGTGTGCCACCTATAACAATAGCACCAGGTGTGTCTGTTACAGATAATGGTGCTGCTGTAATTAAACTCTGCGGATATCCAGAGTTACCAACATAACTGTACGTCACTGGACCCCTTACTATTGGTATAAATGGTGGGTCTTCCGGTTGAGGCGGATCAGGTGGATCTATTGGTGGTATAGGTTCCAATGGAACCATTTCTGGAATTGAAACATTTTCAAGACCTTTACCAATTGGACCTTGTACTTCAAAATCATCACACATTGAAACATATACATTCACTGTTACAGGATCATTGTCTTCACTGGGTGTAGTTAATGCATTCACTACAAAAACTGTTAATACTCCATTTCCAATTCTACCTGTAAACCTAGTTTCATTACTGTGTGTTGCATTGCCTGAATTCAAATGATCACACTTTAAATAGGGTAGATTCTGCGCCCATCCTATTTTCATTGTGTAATCATTTTCGCTGTTTAGATCTAACACATGTGTGTAATTTACGTTAAATTCATTCGTTGCTTGATAAAGTGGGTCATATACAATTCGCAAACGTCCTCTATGGAAAGAACTTGCAACTACTTCAAATCTTATTTTGATTGATCCTCTCCAAAATTCAAATAGTGATGCTATCCAACCAGCAGGAATTGTATGTACCTTTGTTGGTGTCTCATACACTCTTTGTAAAGGAGTTGCATGAATATTAAATTTGAACACATCTGGAGCATCAGATGGATGCCAATCAAAACTCGTTAAATAGGTTTCACGTTTTGCCAGTGGTAAGAATGCCATTTGATCTTCTGGCCCTAAACCACATATCCTTGGATCGATAGGTACTTCTTTCTTCACATCTAATGATAAAGGGTCACACGTATCTTCTACATTAGTAGTAGCTAATCGTTTCCCTTGGTAAGGTGTATAAAGATGTTCACTATCTGTTATTGTTGGGCGAGCATAACCAAACAATTTTGCCACAGCTGCGCCTGCACTAGCAATCATTTCAGTTGCTCTTGCATATAAACCTATAATTGGCACATCAGCTAAATGGTTAGCAAAACGTGCAATTTTATGTGCAGGTTTACTTATTGGTCCATCAAAGTATTCATCACCAGCTTCTACACGATATTCATTAGAAGTTGGTTGTGAATATTCTACATCAGTGGCCCAAGCAAACACTGTAACAGTAATTGGATCTGTAGCTCCATTTGCATTACGTAAAGGAGTTAGATCTGCCAAAGTCAATAAACCCATCCTTTCCCATTCTTTAGCTGGAATAAGTAATGCACTCTTTGGGTATACAAATGGAAGAGTCATTTCACCAACTTGATCGGTTGTTGGATCCATGATGATACAAGGCCGTTGTGAAGCTTCCACAAAATCAGCTTGCATTCCTGGTCTGAATTGTGTTATAGTATCATTTTGATGCATTGGTAAATAGGAGAGCATCAATCTCCCATAATAGAATTTCGTGGAATTAACCATAACACGAACATGCATTTTACAACGTAATAACGAGAAATTATTTAAACGATTTACAACCTTATTATTTGAAAAATACAATTCCCAAGGGTTAATCTCATGATGAAAGCCTACATTTGGGCTCCACTCAAACGAAGCAATGCGTTGAGGTCTCGAAAAGAAACCATCTACACGATCGTTTGTGTCCGCCAACATAAAAGTGGATTCCAGCGGATTTGCCGATGATTGGTAAGTAGAAGATGCGGCATCGGTAAACCGCATAGTCTCTGATTCATTCTGTGATGAACCATAATTATCTAATGTGCTTGTAATACAAATTTTATAAAATATACATATGCGTATTAAACATGTATAGGTGTTGTTGGCTCCTTGCCATCCCGTAAATACGGGTATCCTTTTAGTAGGACGCAACAATATGTATCCCTCATTATGTTCGCCACACATAACTGGTAAACTATACATAAGGGTTGTTCTAAGTTTTTACACCGTACAACCACGGTGTGTTCTTAGGTAGCAAGAATAAAACGATCAGCTTCATCTAAATAATCATCTTGTTCTTCCTTTATGCCGTTATAGACCGCCCTAATGTCGGCCCGCCATTCATCGAATGAACGGTCTTTATGAGTTATAAACAGTGATATACCAGCCTTATCGGCTGCTTTTATAATAATATTTCTACATTCTTCGAATGTAGTTCTAGGGTGTCGTGCTAATTCACGTAATGCTTGGTCACAATTCATTGCAACAATTAAGCTTTCTTCTTCTTGAGCTTTATGTAGCATATGTAACGATTTCCATATGGAATCAATAGCAATTGGTGCATCGACCATTCCGTCAGGTTGCTCCACAAACAAACGCTTACAAAGACTAGCGTCTTTTGCGGCTACGAATTCATCAAGAATAGCAGATTTATTAGCATCGGTATATTCCATGCCATATTCACGCATATACTTTTGATAATTCGTCATATTAAACCAAGGTATTCTATCAGACATTCCTCCTATAGAATCATCTCCAACAAAACCCATCGATACATAATGTCGAAATGAACCCACAGGTGGTGTGGTACCATATTCGATTAAGTATTGTTCATAATAAAACGCCCTGTGCATTAATGAATTACCTACACTATTGATGGCAACAGTTGCGGGATTTCCAGAAGGCATAAGACCCATGAAGCTAATTAATGTTCCAGCAAAAGCATAAATTGGATTAGCTAAGTCAGCAAAATAGGCTTGTATAGCTAATAATTCAGGTCTCGTATATCCCATTTCTTCAGCTAATACGAGAAAAACAGAACCAACATCCATGATTGTCTGTGCTGAAGTTCGTAGATCATATCCTTTGTAGTCTCCATTCATGCGTTTTCCATTTTTAAACTTATCAAGATATCTATGACATTGTCCCCATTCTTCAGTGGTTGTTTTTACACCAAACCATGCTTCTGAATCAAGAGGCATTGCTGCAAGTAAAGAAACTATTGGTCCCAGATATCTCCTACCCAACATCACTGCTGTTAATGGAAAAATATAAAACAATCTTGCTTTGGTTTTTGTCAATAATGTTGGTTCATCTTTAATAGCCGTTTTTGCTATAGGACAACATCTTTCTCCTCTTCTCAATTTGTCATCCTGTTCAGCCAATGCATGTGAAATATATCCTTTAGGAGTATAAATTAACCCTTCTGGAGTTTCTTCAGAATCAAAATGATTATACTTTGGTCCGGATAGACCAATACCAGAGGAAGTTCGCATATTCATTGATTTAAGATTTTGTTCTTTTCTACCATGAATTGTTTCATATTGGGATAGAGGACGGTATCTATAATCGATCATTTTAATTTTCTCTAACAATGTGGCGACATAATCGGCTTGTGCAAATTTCATAGCAGCAGGATTTATGGCTTTCATTGGATAAGCAGCTTGTCGTAAAACATGTTCATGATTTAAGAAGGTATGTATAGGTGGTCTACCATATAAACATGGAATACCAGCTTCTACTAAATGTGGTGATAAATCTGTACGTATTATTTCAGATTTAGTTGTTGCTGACACACAAGTCATAGAACCATGTATACCAATTGCTGGTTCCCCCCTAAGAGGGTCCAATCCTAATTCACGAACTGCTGCTTTTTCATGAACATCAAACGTATCAAAATATTCTTGATCGTATAACCGTGTTGGTATATTTTCTAAAGGAGGTGGATTAAAAACAAAAGATTTTTCTTCAGTTTCTTTTCCTTCCGGTCTAATTAATCCATCCATAAAATCCAATTGTTTCTTAGAAATGAAACAACAGAGACCCATTTTAGCATGTGGTTTTGACCCAATGTGTAAACCAATAGGTCCACGTGGATTTCCAACACGGACCCATGGTGAGCCACAATCTCCCAATTGTGTAGAACCAGACATAGGTCCAATAAAACTATTTAAACGAGAAATTAGCCCATGACCTGCATTAGAAGATTGTGCTAAAACATCAATGGCAGGATAAATCAACCCATCTCTCTTAATTAAGATCTTTGCTTGACATTTTTGACCAAGAACTGGTTTTTCACCTAAAAACAGATGACGTATGTCTCCATTTGTGTCAATGCCAGTTGCTAAAACTGCTACATAATCATTATGCAGATCATGCATGGAATCTGTTTGCAGATAACCAATTTTATTCCTACCTGTTGTCTCCACATCACATATAAATTTACATGTTTTCGTGAAATCAACTTCATCATAAGCATGTTTTGGAATCAACAACCAATTGGCACGAACTCTCAGAACATTAACTACTCCCATTACATTAGGATCCTTTGTTTTCCGAAATTTCATAGTGTACAAATGTCTCATTAATTTTTCTTCAACTTGATCAGAAGTCATATTGTTAAGTCGACCTTCAATTTTTACATCCATGATTTTAGGAGATGTATCCCATTCATTTCTTTCCATATTACGTTTTGCAATTTCACATTTTGAAATTGGTATTAAATTGCCTTCCCTGCGAATTGTAAATTTACACAGTGAACGTAGTGCCATAAGCACTGGTAATAACATACCTAATATATATAAATTATCTAACAGCAACATACTAGCTTCTGAACTAGCTGTTGCAACACCATTAGAAAGATATGAAGTTTTCTGATTAATTTCGTCCAATATTAAATCTCTCAATATAATTTTTGTACGCACACAAACTAGGCTAAAAGTATAAAGTGTAGCCATTAAATAGACGTATGCAGAAAAAGAATTTACTATAAAAAGGAATATTAAACCACAAAACCAACCAGAAAATAACAACATTAAAAATATAATATTGACATTGATTATAGACCAAAATACACGCAAAGTGAGACATGAAAACCAATTTTCTAAGTTAGTAATTTGAATACGTCCAAATGAAACAAATGTCACAAATGAAAATAATCTCATTAAATTT